GATCTTAAAGGTGACTTTGTTCAGGATATTGAATTCCTTGGTTATACTTCTGGAGCAGTTGCTCAACCCACTTCATTCATCAAAGCAGAAGCATCCGTTACTTCTAATACTGGAGGTCTTCTGACAGTTGATACTGAGAGTTTGGTAGGCACTTTTGAGAAAAACTCGGTAGTCTATCCAGAATCGTCCAGACAGTATATTGATGTAAGTCAAATTGCTGGTCTTCAGATATCGGTTGGTGATCGTATTGCATCTGATGGATATATCAGGTTGGGTGTCTCAGTCATCTCAACTTCTAATGTATTCATTGTTGGAAATAGGATTTATAAGGTTGTTAACAATCTTCAAGATAGCAACGTATATGGTGTTATCACCGAAGTAGATCTTGCTAACAATTACATCTACATCACAATGGTTCAAGGAGAATTCCAAAATGGTGATTATATTGGAGATTATGGAGTCGATATTTTCCCTCAAGGATTCGCGACAATCAATACAAAGGTTGTTACTCCTGGAGCAGCCGCTGCTAGAGTTCAAGATATCAGAACAGCAGGATTGAGTAAGAGAGTCTATCTTACAGATATTGCTGGAGCATTCTCTAGTAAAGATGCCATTATCGGAACTTCTGCATATAAGGCAGTTATCACCGATATTGTAGACCTTAAAGCTCGCGTGAAGAGATCCTCCAAAGGATTTGATGGTACACAAACTACCTTCTCTCTCACTATTGAAAATGGAACTTCGTATCTGCCCGACCCAGAGGGACATATGATGATTTTTGTCAACGGCATTCTTCAACCTCCTGGAGCAACTAACGCATATACAGCGTTCTCCGACCAAATTCAATTCGCTGAGGCACCAGAACTTGGGTCCTCGTTTACTGGATTCTATATTGGTAAGTTGAGACAGTTGGATGATATCTCGTTTGAATTTGATTCATTACGTCAGTCATTTAACCTCAAGCGTAACGAGGTATTCTACTCACTCACGCTGACAGAAGGTGTTCAATCTACTGTGATTAGACCTGAAAATAATATCATTGTTTCTCTCAATGGTGTTGTTCAGGAACCTGGAGTTGGTTTTGAGATTGTTGGTTCGCGAATCATCTTCTCTGAAATTCCTCGCGTAGATTCTACATTCGTCGCGTTCTCTTATGTTGGTTCTGAAGCAGACGTTGATGCTGCTGAAGTAGTTCCACCAATTGAAACAGGAGATTTCATCGAGATTGAGGGCGAAACTGAGGATCGTGAGGTCGCGGTTATCGAATCGTCCAACTCACTCATCACCTTCGATTATCTTGGATCAGTCTTTGGTCAAGGTGCTATCGGACAATCTGCACTCACAAGTGGATTTATTAGTACTGTTCAGGTTACTTCTGGAGGTTCTGGTTATACAAGCAGACCTACAGTTAGAATCGATTCTATCTCTGGTTTCGATGGTAACATCCGTGCATTGGTTGGTATTTCTAGTGTTGAATTGAATAGTTATGGTTCTGGATATCAGAATCCAGTTATCATTGTTGAGAGTGAAGTTCCTGATGATTGGACCGCACCAAATCTCGCAGATTATGGTGAGGAATTAATTGATCCAGAGATTGCATAAATAACTAAAAACGTAGTAAGTAATGGCTAAACAAGCACTAAACCTTGGAGCTTCTGCTAATGACAATACGGGGGATACCCTCCGTATTGGTGGTGATAAAATTAATGATAATTTTAACGAACTATATACCGCTTTAGGTAATGGAGTAAGTTTAACTGTTAATACATTGAACCCCGTTGCAGGACAGGTTCTTCGTTATAATGGATCTACTTTCCTGCCTTCAGATTATAGTAATCTTACATCTGCTTTAGATGTAAATGGAAACTCAATTATTTCATCCAGCGATGGTAATATTCCTGTCGCTGCAAACGGTACTGGTGTTATTACATTAGCATCCAACTCGATTACTTCGACATTTGGTGCTAATGTTGACATTCCTACAATCGTAAAGTATAAGAACGAATATGCAACTTTAGGAGATGCTCCTGCTGCAGCATCCTATCCTGGTTACTTTTTTACTGTAGACGGTACTGATGACCCGTATGTAAACATTAATATCACTGCTGGGGGTCTTGGTGATGTTAGAGCAAAACTTCTCACTGAGTATTCAAGTATTGATGATTTGAGTAATGTTGATGTCACAACAGCAGCACCAACAGCAAATCAAGTTCTTAAGTGGGATGGTTCTAATTGGATTCCTGGAGATGACCAAGCAGGTGTAAGTGCTATTAATGTTTTCCAGACTGTCACTGCAGATTCGGGAACTACTACTGCAAACAGTCAAACAGACACTCTTACTATTGCTGGTGGTACTAATATTACTACAGCAGTTGTTGGTGATACTTTAACTGTAAACTTCAGTGGCACTCTTACTACTACTTTAGCAGCATTAACTGATACTGATACTGCTGGTCTTACTCAGGGCGATATGCTCTATTGGAATGGTTCTAATTGGATACCAACTCGCAGTCCAATGCTTTGGTATGAAATTGGAGCACCTCCAGGAAATAATTCCAATTACTATACAATAGCAGGACCTGGATCATCTATCGCTACTCAAAATCCCACTATCTATCTTCATAGAGGATTCACATATGCCTTCGATAATAGTGTCGAAGGTGGTGGTCATCCTTTTAGAATTCAATCTACTCAAGGACTGACGGGCACTCCGTATACTGATGGACAGAGTGGAAGTATAACCAATGTTCTTTATTGGACAATTCCAATGGATGCACCGAATACACTGTATTATCAGTGTACTCTCCATTCATTGATGCAAGGCACCTTTACCGTCGTAAACTGATAAATGACAAGAACCGTACCTGGATCAGGAGCGCAAATTAATCCGATCTTCGATGAAGTTTTTGGTGTTCGCGCTGTAGAATTAATTAGTGGTGGAACTGGATACGATCCTGCCGACCCTCCAAGATTAACCATCGATGGTTGTGGCACTCCTGCTCAAGAAGCACTGCTATATCCAATCATTGATGAAGATTCGGGTAGAATTGTTCACGTTCGTGTTCTTCAAAGGGGTAGCGGGTATGATCCTCTAAGACTTAAAATTGTTCCCACGTCCGAAACACCAAATGTTTTAGACTCTTTTGATGTTAATAGAATCTGGCAAAATCATCCAAATTCATTGACAAGAGGCACCTTCCAGACTTCTGGTACACCTCCTGTTAAGAATGATAGACTTCGTATTGAGTCTGATAATAATCCTAAACCTACTTGGATATTAGAAGAGGCACAACCTGGAGGTTCTGGAAATATTGTAGACAGATCTTTTGACCAAGTTTTTATATATCGTGGTGGTAAAGATGTTCCTTATGAAGGAACTAGAAGTTTTCAAAATAATAAATCTTTAGGAATTCTGGCAAACGGTGGTTTATTACATACTCCAGAATGGGGTACTTTTGGCAATGCACCAACAAACTTTTCTATTGATACTGTAAAATATGATTATGTTAAAAATACTGACGCTAATGATGTAATTCTTGACAATTCGATTCATTACTATCAGACTAGTAAATTAATTAATGAATTTGATAATCCTAACGGCGTATTTCAGTGGGGGTCTTTAGAGCAGTTTGTTTGGAATATTAAGGTAGAGTTTAATAATGTCATGCTTTTCGTCGATAATGTAGACGAAACTCTAAATCCAATTGAAATTGGTAGGACGATAAATGAAGTAGGCGGTTCTTCTTCGGGAGAGATTGCAAAAATTGTCAGAAATGCTCAGAACCAGATTGTTAGAATTTATTTAAGAGATGTTGTAGGGACTTTTGAGACAACTGATTTTATTTTAGGATCTACGGGATTCACATTTAGAATTAATGGCGACCCGATTCTATTCCCAAATGGTCTCTTCTATATTGATTTTGGTGTTGATGCTCATGAGTTTGGTTCATTTATTCCTGGAGTGTATTATCTCGCCCCAGAAAATATTAAAGTTCAAAGAAACTATCTGATTATTTGGAATCAAACTGATGCGACAAATCAACCGTCAGCACATCACGCTCAAGGTCATCCAATGCAATTCAGTACGACCCAAGATGGTCTTCTGAATAACGGAACTTTATATTACAATAGTACAGGCGCATCTTCTGCACCTGCAGTAGATTATGAAGATGAGTTTAACCCACTCTTCATTATGAATGCAGATGAAAATAATCGCATTTATTATTACTGCAAAGTTCATCGTTATATGTCAGGATATGAAGGTGATGAAGGATACATGTATCTAGATCCTGCTATTGAAGAGGAAGAGGAACATGCAAATAACTACTATTATAAGAATTATTATCAAACCGATTCAAACGATCCAAACACTATTGATAGATCTCGTCATGTAGATGGTCACTCAAAAGTCCTTGGTATGTCTTTTGATGGATATCCTATTTACGGACCATTTGGATATACTACTGGCAGGACTGTCGGCAGAATGACGAGTTCGTTTAGATTTAAAACTACTGCTGAACTTTCTGGTACTAGAGAGGAGGTTGTAACTGCGAGCACTGTAACATATGCTGTTACTGTTTCAAATTCTAAATTTTATTTTGACGGACAAGAACAAGAATTACTGAATCTGAAAAGAGGGAAAACTTATATCTTCAATCAAGATGATGCTAGCAATACTGCTAATGGCAACTTCTTGATGTTCTCCTTGACTGAAGATGGTTGGCACAATACAGGAAGTTCACTTGATATTGGAACAACTTCATATCTATATGATGCTTCAGGTTTAGTTGAATATTATTTGGATGGAGTTCTAACACCATATGCCACATATTTGGGCGGTTTTGCTAGTGCGACGACAAGAGAAGTTCGTATTACTATTCCTGTAAATTCACCTAGGGTTGTTTATACTTTCTCATATTCAAATTCTGGTTATGGATCTCGTCTTGTTAATGAAGGATATATTCTTGGTGATTTGACTCAGGACTATATCTACGATTCTTCTGTAGGCAATCTTGACCAATATAATGGTAAGTACGTTGTTACCCCAGAATATCCGAATGGTACTTATGCATATTTCATGACAGAGGATAGTAGTGGGAATCCCGTTTATCCATATGCGATTGGTCCCCAGTACTATGGAACACCTATATTTGAAGGTGATGCTATTCCTGAACAAGTATCTGTTTTCCCAACTGAAGCAGAAGGTGATATTGTCCTTAATACTGATGGGACGGTATCTTATATTAAGATGACTAAAAACGGTGATAACTTCTTCGGTACAGCAAAAGCAGTTATTCTTGGGGGCGAAGGAACTGGTGCTGCAGCAACTCCTGTCACTCAAACTATTACTGGTCTATCGTTGTTAAACGAAGGTAGAAGTTATGCAACACCACCAAACCTTATTTTTGAAGGAGGTGGTGGACAAGATGCCGAAGGTGCAGCATCAATTGATACTCTCGGTAAAGTTACGTCAATTAATGTTGTTGATGGTGGTGAATTCTATCAGACAGAACCATATATTCTTTTGACTGGTGGTGGTGGACTTGGCGCAAAGGCAGAAGCAGTTATTAGTCAAGGTGCTATTACTGGTATCAATATTACTGATCCTGGAAAAGGATATACCTCCCCACCAAATATTGTCTTCACTAGACTTGTAAATCTTAAGCGTAAAACCAGATCTCGTCAGGCATTTAACTCCTCTGATATTTACTTGACAGGTCTGACTAAAGCACTCAGTTCTAGTGATACTACAGTTTATGTTTCTTCTACAGATGCATATCCAGGATCTGGTTCTCTCATAATCGATAAAGAAACTATCTCATATACTTCTAAAAGTAGAGGTAGATTTACTGGAATTACTAGAGGTGTTAATTTTAAATATGACCAAAGAGTTATATTAGACGACGGTCAGAATGATGCTAATGGAGATTCCAACTATAAGTTTAGTGTTGGTGATAGAGTAATTCGTAGGGTTGAGAGTGCTAATAATAAAATTGCTAAAGTATATGATTGGGATCCTAGCACTAGAGAACTTTTAGTTACGTTTGAAGTAGACGAACTCGCATTCATTGATGCTGGAATCCCTTCAACTACTGATGCTATCGTTCAGTTTGATGCTGGTGTTGCAAATAGTAGTGGAACGGGTGTTCTTCCACACACAATCATTGATGAAGTTGGTAGTAGTATATCTACATTAACCGTACCAATTGGAGCACTTGTAGATAAAGCGTTTGAGGATAATGATGAAAATGAAGATCCTTTGAATCCAGGAACATTCTTAGGAGATGGTATTGCAGATTTAATTAATACTGCTACAGATTATGCAAGTCAAATCAGTCTAGATGGTGGCATTTTCGATTCATTGTATGGTATTGAAGAGACTCAAGGTGGTCAAAATACTACATTACTTCAAGTTGGAGATAATATCAAAGACGCAGATATACCATTCAAATATGCCACAATTACTGCTGCAGGTGGATTGAGTGATGGTGTTGAACACCCTGTTCTTTTGACACTGACGTTGGATGCTTCTAATGGTAACGGTCAAAACTACAGTACAAATGAAGTTGTAACTGGTGCTATCTCAGGTATTCAAGGAACGGTAGTATCTTGGGATATTACTTCATCAAAATTAGTATTGAAGGACATTGTTCCTTTCAATACAAATAATGTTAATATTGGTGTAAATGGATATCTGTACGAGTTCTCAAGTAACAGTACAGTTGTTGATGTTGTTGTCGTGAATAACGGAACAAACTATACCGCAGTTCCAAATATTGTTATTGAAAGCACGGGTGATATTCAAGCAACTGGTACTGCTGTTATGTCAACATCTGGTGACCGAGTAGATTCTATAACCATTTCAAATGGAGGTTATGGAATCCCTCAAACAGTTGACAATAGTTATAATCTACACCCAACAATCACATTTACAAATACTGGTGGTGATATCACTGGTTCTGGTGCAGCAGCTCAGGCAGTTTTGGGTGGAGAAAATGTGACTGGTAATGGCGGAGCGAGTTATCGTATCAAATCTATTGAATACTCTACATTAGTTCGCTCGTAACCTTCATAAATAAACAAGAGGACAATAATCCCTTAGGAAATGGCAGCTCTATTAACTGATCAATTTAGGATTTTCTCAGCGAGAAAGTTCATTAAGGCATTGGAAGGACCCGATGCCACTCAGAGTGATGATGTAGCAGGTACAACGAGAGATCGTTTATACCTGTTCATTGGTCGTCCTCAAACTTGGGATAATGAAAATTCTCCTCCTCAAGCAGTAGATTCCTTTGAGGAATTTTCTGGTTCTTATGATGACATGATCTCTTTGAAGCGCGTCCTCGCTTCAGATACTGTTCAGGTTGTTCGTCGTATTGACTGGGTTTCTCCAGAACAAACTACAGGTGGACTTGGTTTCACCTATGACATGTATCGTCATGATTATTCTCCTAGCAAGACTGCTTCTTCTGGTGCTACCAAACTTTATGACTCAGATTTTTATGTTGTAAACTCACAATATCAAGTTTACAAAGTAATCTATAACGGCACATCTCCTTCGGATCCTAACGGCAAACCCTCTACAGTTGAACCTACAGGTTCTTCTACTAGTATTATCACTACAGGTGATGGATACCGTTGGAAGTACATGTATACAATTCCCGTTGCCTCAGTCCTTAAGTTTTTCTCCAATGATTACATGCCCGTCTTTACAAATGACGCGGTAAGAACCAATGCGGTTGCTGGAGAAATTGATACCGTAGTCATTAGTTCTGCAGGTTCTGGATATAACAACGGCACTTATGACAACGTTGCCATTAACGGCGACGGTACTGGCGGTAGAGTTTCTATTGTTATTGATGGTGGTAGAATTATTTCTGCTACTGTAACTTCTGGTGGTACTGGATATACATTCGGTAAAATCAGTATTGATTCTATTACTGGTATTGGTACTGGTGCTAGTGGTATTGTTGATGTTATTATGCCTCCTCCTGGTGGGCATGGTTCTGATTCTGTTGTAGAACTTGGTGCATTCCGAGTCATGGTTAATGCTAAACTTTCTTATGATGAAGGTGCTGGAGATTTTCCAATCGATAACGACTACCGTCGTATTGGTCTTGTTACCAATCCTCTGAAGTTTGGTACGGA